TATGAGTGGAAGTTTCCCAACAACACCTAAACCATCAAGTATCAAGATTACAGGTATTAACCCTACTTTGGTTAGTTTGACACATTCATTAAAAAGACAGGCTAGAAATAGAGGTGGTCAAAGATGGTTGATTGAAGCTGGTTATCCAGCAATGACACGAAGTGAATTTGCGCCACTCTGGGCGTTCGTTAATGCTCAACAAGGGCAATATAACACCTTTACTTATAAACCGCCTATATACAAAGATACGAGCGGTACAGCTACTGGTACATTGCTTGTAAATGGTGGTGATAGTGCTGGTGACTCAAATATCACTTGTGACGGCTTAACTGGTACTTTAAAGGCTGGTGATTTTGTTAAATTTGCTGGTCACGATAAAGTTTATACATTGACTGCTGATGCCACTACTTCGTTAGCAATTGAGCCACCATTAATGAGTGCGGTAGCTGATAACGAAACTGTTACATACAATGATGTACCGTTTACTATGGCATTCCAAGACGATAAACAAGAATTATCAATGGGTGTTGACCAGTTGGTCGGTTTCTCAATCAAATTAGTTGAGGTTGTTTAATGGATAGGGGTTCAACGTCAGCATTTCAAACTGAAGTTGTTAAAAGTAACAATAGACCAGTTCATTTAGTAGAAGTTTACTTTGATGATGAAACGGTTTATATGACTGATGCTTTTAAAGATATTAGTTATAATTCAAACACTTATACGGCTGTTGGTCATTTTATGGGCTTCTCTGATATTGAAGAAGCCGCAGAAGTAATTGTTTCAAGCGTTACATTGTCATTAGGTGGCATTGACCAAGTGTGGATTAGTCGTGTATTAAACAAGGCTTACATTGATAGAACTGTAAAAGTATACACAGCCTTTTTAGATGATGCTTTGGCATTAGTTGTTGACCCAGTATTAATCTTTGAGGGTCGAATGGACACACCAACGATACAAGAAGACCCAGATGCTGGAACTTCTTCGGTTAGTGTTACCGCCACTAATGCTTGGGTAGATTTTAGCCGTACAACTGGCAGACATACCAATCACGAAGAACAACAAGTTCATTTTGCTGGTGATAAGGGTTTTGAATTTGCTTCTGAAATTGTAAGCGATATTAAGTGGGGTAAATCGTGAACCCATCAAGTGAGATAGCATTACATAACTACGTTCAAGAGGAAATTGGCAAACCGTTTAAATTCGGTGTTAATGATTGCCCTTTGTTCGTTGCTGGTGCTATTGATGCGATGTATAAAACATCTTTAAGAGATGAATATACTGGCAAATGGAAAGGTCAAAAGTCTGCTTGGAAGTACGCTAAAAAGCACGGTGATATATCTGAACAATTAAAATCCAAGGGTTGTGTTAATGTAGAATTGACACATATTCAAACGGGGGATATTATTGTTATGGAACAAAAACTAGCACACGAGAAATACTGGCGTTCAGTCGCTGTATGTTTAGGCTCAACAGTTGCGATTGTTAGAGATGATATTGGCGTTGACATTGTGACGATTAACCAAGTTCCAAACTTAACCGAGGTATTAAGATGGCAGTAACAGCATTAGCGGTAGGTGCTTCTTATGCTGGAGCGGCAGTCGCTACTTGGGCATTTGGTGCTGCTGCTTCTGCTACATTTGTGTATGTAGCAACTTCTGCGGTAGTTAGTATTGGCATCTCAACATTAGCTGGTAAAGCCTTTGGCATTGGTCAAGGTCAAGATGCTTCTGATTTTGCTGGTGATATTGCTTCTGGTATGCTTGTTAATAAACAATCAAATAACGCACCTATTCCAGTTGTCTATGGTCAACGCAAGATTGGTGGTACTCGTGTATTTATTGAAGCTACTGGCGATAAAAACGATTATTTACACGTTGTTTTAGCTGTTTCAGAGGGTGAAATTAATTCATTTGAAAATATATACTTGAATGATATTATTTCAACAGATGAAAGGTTTGACGATGTATTAGATTTATACACACATCTTGGTTCAGCAACTCAAACGGCAGATACTAACCTTGTTGATGCTGTTAATAACTGGTCTACTGACCATAAATTACAAGGCACAGCGTATATTTATGCTAAGTTAAAGTTTGACCAAGATGCTTACCCACAAGGATTGCCAACCATTACCGCTGATATTAAAGGTGTTAAAGTATTTGACCCAAGAACGTCAACCACAGCTTGGAGTGATAACCCAGTATTATGTATTAGAGATTATTTAACAAATACAAGATATGGTCGTGGAATTGATTCATCATTAATAGATACAACTTCATTCAATGCTGCTGCTAATTATTGTGATGAAAACGTAACTATTGGCGGTGTTAGTAAGGCTAGATATACTTGTAACGGTGTAGTTGATACTTCAACTGGCTCAATGGACGTTTTAAAGAAGCTATTAACGGCTTGTAGAGGCTTTTTAGTGTTTAGTGGTGGTAAGTATAAGCTAATCATTGACAAGCCAGAAACGGCAACATTTACATTTGATGAAGATAATATTACTGGCTCTTGGTCAATTAACCTTGGTAATAAAAACAGCCAATTTAACAGAATTAGAGCAAACTTTTTTAATCCCGATAGAAACTGGCAACCAGATATAGCGGTAGTTGAATCCACAACATTAAGAACTCAAGACAATGGCTTATTGTTAGAAAGAACAATTGACCTACCGTTTACGTCTGATATTGACCGTGCCAAAATGATTACAACAGTTAATCTTAATCAATCAAGGCAACAAATATCTTGTGAATTTACAGCTACTATTGAGGGTTTAAAAGCAGAAGTTGGCGATGTTGTATTTATATCTCACGCAACTACTGGCTGGACGGCTAAGCCATTTAGAGTTATGCGTATATCTCTACAAGGCAATGATGAAGTGCGTATATCAGCAATTGAATATGATGCTAATGCTTATGATTTTGGAACTATCCAAGTATCAGATTCAGCACCAAATACAAACTTGCCAGATGCTACTCAAGTTGGTTCGCCAACAGCGTTGTCAGTAACTGAAGAATTATATGTAACGGCTACTGGTAAAGGCGCACAAGTTAGAGCAAATCTAACGTGGGGTCAGCCAACAGATGCGTTTGTTACTGCTTATGATGTTGAATATAAGAACGGTACTGGCAGTTGGGAGTTTGTAACAACAACCAAAGCATTAAGCGCAAGAGTGAATGACTTGAGTGCTGGTGATTATTATTTCAGAGTGCGTTCAATCAATACCATGGGTGTTCGTTCTAATTGGACTGAAACAGCCAAGATTGTTTTAGCTGGATTAACTACACCACCATTAGCAATACAAAACTTTAGTATTCGTGCGATTGATGGGTCTTGTCATTTACAATGGGATAGACCAACTGATATTGACGTGTTACACGGTGGTTATATTAGAATCAGACATACGCCAATGACTTCGGGTGTTACTTGGGCGCACGGTACAGATATTGGTAAGGCTTTGGCTGGTACAGCGACAAACGTTGTGTTACCGTTGTTAGCTGGTACTTATATGGCTAAGGCTGTTGATAGCGCTGGAAACTTTGCCACAGATGATGCTCAAGCCTATACAACCGTTCCAAATATTCTTTCATTTAATGTTGTTGATACTCAAACTGAATCCCCAACATTTACGGGTGTCAAAGATGATACGATTGTTAGTGGCTCGGTATTAAGATTGGACATTCAAACCTTTGATGTATTAACTGAAGCGAGTGATAATTTAATTACTGAAGCTGGCGACCAAGTTGTTCAAGAACAATTTAATACAACAACGGTTGAGTTATCGGGTCAATATGATTTTGCCAATCAAGTTGATTTGGGCGCTGTATATACAAGCCGTGTATCGGCTAATATGATTGCTTCTGGTTATGTTGTAACTGATGTATTTGATTCAAGAGCCGATAATATTGATTTATGGGCTAACTTTGATGGTGAACCGTCAGATAAGGTAACAGCAGAATTACAAATTAGAACAACCGAAGATAATCCAGCATCATCGCCAACGTGGACTGCGTGGGCAACACTTATGATTGGTGATTATCACGCAAGAGCGTATGAGTTTCGTGTAATATTCGCTTCAACAGATTCATCAAGAAACATAGACGTTTCAACTTTAGAAGTGACAGTAGATATGCCAGATAGAAACGAGAGGGCGCAGAATTTAACAGTGCCAGTAGGTGGCTCGTCAATCACTTATGCTAACGCATTTAAGGATGTGCCGAGTGTTGGTATTACCGCTCAAAATTCAGACGGTAATGACTGGTTTAGTTTGACTAATGAAACATCAACGGGTTTTGATATTGAATTTTTTAATGGGTCAAACAGTATTGAGAGGTCGATGAACTGGATGGCTACTGGTTACGGCAAGGCAGTTTAAGGAGAAAATATGAGCCAAGAAGATTACACAATTGATAATGCGAGTGGTGCGGCAGTAAGGGCGGATTTAAACTCCACTTTGTCAGCAGTAGTATCAGCAAACAGCGGGGCAACACAACCAGCGACAATGTATCCCTATCAAGTATGGGCAGACACTACGGCTAATAAGTTAAAAATTAGAAACGGTGCGAATAATGCTTGGTATGAGGTCGGCACTTTAGATACAGCAAACCTTGGTTTAATGTTAGCTTCATTCTTTCCAAATATTAATTCAAACGTAACCGCAACAGATGAAGAAATTAATAAGCTAGATGGCTTAACAGCAACAACGACTGAATTGAATTTATTGTCTGGCAAAACAGCAATACCAACGGCTGCCGATGCTTACCCAATTGGCTCAATCTATATGAACGCTTCTAATAGTGCTAACCCAGCTTCATTGCTTGGCTTTGGTACTTGGGTATCGTTTGGCTCTGGTCGTGTATTAACTGGGCTTGATTCAACACAATCTGAATTTAACTCTATTGGTGAAACTGGTGGTGCGAAAACTTCAGCACACACATTAACAAAAGCAGAATTACCATCCAACATTAGTGATAGTTCTATCACTTGGGGTAATCAAGGTATTTCACATATATCATCACTTAGTGGTGATTTTAGCTGGGGCAGTGCGGGTGCTACTTCAAACCAGCCAGGCTTTGGTGGTGGTGGTGCAAACCCATCAAGACGAGTTGACCTTGACATCGGTGGTAGTGGTAGTTCACACTCTCATTCAACATTACAACCATATATAGTCGTGTATATGTGGAAACGCACAGCATAGGATAAATTATGGCAAATAAAAAAGTAAGTGAATTAACAGCATTAGACTATTCAGATGGAAATGAAGAATTAATCGTTAATGATGGTGGAATTTCAAAGAAAATAACACAGGCTGATTTATTAGATTGTCACCACCCAACAAGCACATCAAGTCTGGGCGTTGGTCGTCTTACTTTAGACAATAATACGGGGGCTTCTAATACTGCCGTTGGCTATGCAGCTTTAAGATATAACACTACTGGTGAGCGTAATACTGCGCTTGGCTATCGTACCTTGCTTAATAATACAACTGGTCATCGTAATATTTGTGTTGGTCACGATTCAATGCTTACCAATACAACTGGATATTATAATACTGCTATTGGCTATCAAACACTCTATTTCAACACAACTGGAAAATATAATGTTGCTGTTGGAATGCACGCTTTGTATAACAACACCACGCCAAATGCTAATACTGCCGTTGGCTATGCAGCTTTATTTACTAACACCACTGGTGCTGGTAATGTGGCACTTGGGTACGGGGCATTAAAACTTAATACAACGGGTACTACTAACACAGCACTTGGCTATGAAACATTAAACAGCAACACCACAGGTGGTGATAATACAGCCACTGGGTATCGAGCTTTATACTCTAACACCACAGGTAATGCTAACACAGCCATTGGGCGTAACGCTTTATACTCTAACACCACAGGTGCTAATAACATAGCCATTGGGCGTAACGCTTTATACTCTAACACCACTGCTCATTACAACACAGCCATTGGCTATCAAACACTCTATTTCAACACCACTGGTACTAAGAATGCAGCTAATGGTTATCAATCTTTATACTCTAACACCACTGGCTATGAAAACGCAGCTAATGGCTATCGTGCATTATTCTATAACACTTCTGGTAGATATAACGCTGCCGTTGGAAGCGATTCTTTATACAATAACACCACTGGCATTAGCAACAGTGCCTTTGGGGGTAAAGCATTAAACGGCAACACCACAGGTAGTTATAACAATGCCGTTGGTTATCAAGCATTAACAGACAACTCAACTGGTGAGCGTAACAATGCCTTTGGTTATTTAGCATTAGGCAATAACACCACTGGTGAGCGTAACAATGCCTTTGGTCATGCAAGTTTATTCGGCAACACCACAGGTAGTTATAACAATGCCTGTGGTTATACAGCATTA